ACTTAAGTCATCGTGATTGAAGTCAGAAGCAGTGTAAGTTGTATTTGTATAGTTCCCACTATGTATATTCGTAGCGCCTTGGTCAGTTGTCCAGTCTATATGGTCGTTTGCTGGAATGTTGCTTAAATCGTCGTGGTTAAAATCGCTTGCTGTGTAAGTTGTATCGGGTGGGGTTGTCCAAGAACCTTGCCCGTTAAGGTATTCCGTAGCAGTATCGCTTAACACAGGGCATAAACCCGCTACTGCATTTGTTACAATATCGTAGGTTGTGTCATTATCAACATAATTCGCTGAATGGATTTGTAAAGGGCTTTGGTCAATAGTCCAATCCACCCCTCCCCCTCCCCCTGTTATGTCTGTGGAATCTTCTTTCCTTGCTTCTTTCTTAATTCCTGAATAATTAGGTAATAGAACGCCGTCTCCTATTGGTGCGTTAGTTTTAGCACTGGGCTTATTAAATAAGTTCTCGGGATTAACGTGCCTACCTGAGCCTTGTCCACCCATTATTTCAACCCCACCCTATTTCGTTGTAGTGTTAAATCGTCTTCTTCGGGGACGAGGTCTTGTATTTCTTCCCAAGTCCTTTCGGATTCAATAGGATAGTCCTTAGAAATATCCTTCTGTCCAATAGTCGCCATAAGAAATAGAGGAAATTGAAGTTTATATATTTTATGCTGTCTTATGCTGTCTTATGCTGTCTGTGAACCAACAACAATCCCAGTAGTGTCGCCTGTGGATGAAGGAAGCCCACCCGAAATCCTTAACTTTGTGTCTGTGTCAATATATAAATATCCAGTTCCAAGTTTAAGAGCTACCCCGCCAGAGATTCTTATAATATCAGATGAACCAGGCATAGATTGAAGTGGCATTTTAAGCTTTCTGTGTGTCAGTAATCTTAACAATCGCTTTAGGTTCGTGAACAACTGGGACGCCTGCTTCCCATACTCTAATCATAGAACCAATACCTGGCTCTTCAACAACCTTCGAAGTAATGTTCTCAAAAGAATACCAAGTCATAGCAGAGTTAGGGACTATTACGATTGCCTCGTCAGATGTAACATTGTTAGACACTTTAATATTTAGACCCATAAGTTGCATAACCACCCCGCTCTTAACCTTGTCAGCAGCGAATGTTGGGACATAGGCCCCTTTAGTAGAAATTAACCAAGTAACTATGCTCTCGTAATCTGTTGGGCTTAACCATAAACTCGCCCCTTCTGGGTTGTAATCATTGGAAGCTATTATCCTCTTTGCTCTATTAAGGTCTGCTATAGGGTCAGGAGAATCATCGTCCCATTGATCTCCGCCAACAGCAGTAGTAGCGAAAGTATTGCCTCCTGTTGCTGCGTCACTTGCCGCTGTGTAAATCGCTGCGTCAACTTGTTTTGTGATTGCTCTTGTTAATCTAAGAAGTGTTCTTGCTAAAACAGGGACTTCTGCACTTTGTATATCTTCTCTTGATAAAAAGCCCTCTACAAAGTATTTCTTATAATATGCTGTTTGTCGTGTCCAATTAACCTCTAAAGTTGCTGGTCTTGATAATGGAGAAACATTAGAAATAGCACTTGGAGATGTCGCTTCTAAATCAGCGGCAGTTTCTTCATAGTATCTAATCCCGTCTTCTGACATTGAAGCCTGAACACAATCTCCTTTAAACACATACTCTCTAAGAGCAAATCCTTTAACAGTGCTGTCTATCTTTAGACCTCGAATATCTGATTGTTCAACGTTTGCCATTAACTATATTCTACGTTCCCAGCACCTATGTTTAATTCAACTTCTCCTGCGTCTCCATCAGAAATGTCCTCTAAAGCAATACCTAAAATTGAAGAACCTGTAAAATCCGCTGTAGCGTTTATAACCTGATTTGTATCAATAACTCTTACTGGATAACCAGCTGTTACAGAACCCGAAGCGTATAATCTAAAGACTCCCCTTCGGAATACTGCTAATCTTGTTCTACCATCAGAATCGACTTTGTCTCTTGCAGCAATCCCTGCAATCACTGCCCCCGAAGTTGCTAAACTTGCTGTCCTCGGAGTAGTTAATTTAAGAATTGCACCTTTTGTTATATCTGCGCCGTCTGCTACTGTAAAATCAATTGGGTCTTCGTATTTTAACACTAAGGTTGCTTCATTAGCCATACAAACTACAGGAAATTAAACTATTTAAATGTTTTGCTTATTCGGTTAACCGAATAACTTTCCTTCTTTCCATAATTGATAAAGTTTTATAGAAATAGCTACTACCACATAAAAACGAATTTCCCAAGAGCTTATCATATTCCCTCGTGCTCTATTGTAGAACCCTCACTTTCGTAAGAATATGGCTTGTCTTCTTTATAGCCAATTCCCTTAAGGGCAACGTGTAGAGTTGGAAAGTATCTCTGAGGGGTATCTACTGGGATTTTAGGGAATCTCTTAGCTTTTAGCCCTTTTCTTAATAGAAATGCTTGTTTATCAAACTCAGAAAGATATTTCCCTTTCTTATCAAATTTAAGCATCTTAATGACCTCATTTAAGTGTTCTTTAGGGAATACAAATTTATAGAGTTTGATAGGGGCGAGTATTCCATAATAAGGCTGGGTGTAGTCCTTGCCATCCTTTTTAAAAGGTAGGTTAAAGACCTGTGATTGCATTACACTTTCAAATAAGTCAAGCTCGTGCTTTACTCCCGAAGCGGCGAAATATGCCTCCATTTAAACCTCTCCTTTCAGAGCCTTCTCTGCGTATTCTGTATCTGAAATTGGTTCGGGTTCTTTCTCTTGTGGGGCTCCTTCGCTCTTCCCGCCCAACATCTCAAACGCCTTCATCTCTTCTAAACGTCGAGTATTCGCTTCCATTCGGTCGTTCTCAATTCTAAGGCGTTCAGCGGCAGCGTGGGCCTTTGCCATAACGTCAGAAATCTTTGAAGCCTCTTCCTTAGGCTGTTCCTTTGGCTGTTCCTTAGGTTTGTCTTCCTTTGGCTCTTTAGGTTTTTCATCTTTACCAGTATTCATTTATCCTCCCCCAGTATTTAAAAAATTCTAATCCTGCTCCAAATGAAATTAAGATTAATCCCTTAACTAACATAGCCCATCCATCTATATTTGTCGTGATTGTGACCACCCCAAACGAAGTAAGGGCTAAAGCACAAGTATTGATTATTGTCTCTATAGTTGGTTTATGGTTGTCTGTCATTCTCCCTCCTGCATTAATCCTTCTGTTTCCTGAATCGATAGCATTGACGCCTGAATCGCTGGAAGATTATTAGGGTCTAATAACAATCTTTTTTCAAGGAGTTAATATATCTCGCTGTATAAATATCTCTACTTATTTTATCTACTTCTTCAGGGTTGGCTCTTAATTCTGACGACCTTGCGATATTTCCTGTTATTTCTCCTTCTAAATTATCTAATTCTGCTTTTAATTCATTTAGTCCTACGAGAGCATCTTCTGGATTAGAAGATTTCTCAATTGTCCTTCTTACGTCCGTTACGATATTCCTTGTTTGAGAAGCCAAAGACTTCGCACTTGAGGCAGGAGCGTTAATCATCCCCCCAATATAAGAGCCAATCCAGGGTAATCTACTTAAGCCCAATACCTCTCCAAATGTCCCGAATAATTCTGTCGCAGTTGTCCCCACATTCGGATCAGTGGGGTCCATAGCAGTTCCAATTCCTGCGATTGCAGGACCTACAATAGGGACACTTTCCGCAAACTCTCTTTGCCCAGGTTTACCCTCAGGTATTAAATCTTTTTGCTCAGGGGCTGGTAACTCATCAGCCTTCTTTTGTCTTTCTCCTAGTAATTTTTGTCTCTCATCATAAACTTCCTCAGGAAAGTCCACTGCCCGTAGTTCCTCTGCTGTAAGTGTGGGCTGTCCTACCCCTGCTCTTAATCTGTTGGCTCGTTGTTCAGGGGTCTGCATTGCTTTGACTTCTTCAGCTGTATGTTTTGGGAATTTGGGTGTTATCTCCTTACCTGTAACGCTGTTATATTTTTTTCCGTTTTTTATAATTGTCGTTGCCATTATTCTCCCCCCATATTCACAGACATATCCTTAGGTTGAAAACCAGTCTGTGAGGTATTTTTAGCTTCGTTTGATTGTATGTTGTCTTGTAATGATGCAGGTCTATTAAAAGTTATTTTAAGCCCTAACTGTTGTAGTAAATCTTGTTCTAGTAAAACTTGCCTAAAAGTGTAAATTGGTTCAAAGATAAGGTAGCCCACCTTTGACGCCCCTTCTGAGAGGGCGTCAGGTGAGGCAATAACTCTCGGTATGCCTACAGCAAGGTAAAAATAGTTTTCTAGGGACTGAATCCAAGCCAGCGGATCTTGGATGGTAATTTTATCTTGCTGAAATTGAACTGTCCCTCTTGGGACAACTAAGACCTCTCCTTTCGAGATTGCGTCCTTGTATTCTACTTTAAAAGCCCTTATTCTTGCTGTGTCATCTGTGTCTACTTCTATAATTCTGACAGGGCAGACATTCCTATGTAAAACAATACGATAATCTTTTCTCGCTTCCTCAATAGCGTCTATAACCCACTGACAGCACTCAATAACAGAAGTTCCTCTCTGTTCGTCCCCTATTCTATCGTTACAGATATGAAGTATCTCTTCGGGCTTAAATCTCTTGTATGGTTGGGCTTTTCCATCTGGTGTCCATCTCACTTGCTCATATCTCTTAATTAGTCCATTCTTCCCATAAACAACCCTCATTCTCTCAGGAGAAATTGGTTTAAGATTTAATAAAGTCTTCTTGTCATTCCTTATAATCTCTGCAAAACTATCCCCTGCAATCATAGACATAACCCCCATATTCCATAATATGTTTTGTAGAGTATCCTCGCCAACTCCATAGATTCTATTTAAAGGGGGTCTTGCTGTTGGACTCGTGCTAAAACCCTTTCCTACAACGTAAATCCATAAGGTGTTTAGAGCGGCTTTGAGTTGTCCGTATTTCTTATAATAACCGAGATATTTTGCAGTGTTCGGAAAGTCAACATAAACCTCTCCGTCTGCGTATTCAAGACCTTGCGAGCTCGTGCTATATGGCTGAATATCAAGGTCAGTCCGTTCTGCTTTGTTTATGTTTAGTTCTGCCATTTTATATGTCTAATCTAATTGGGAGTTTTATGTAAGATACAGCTGTTTTGACTGTTGTTGAGGAGATTGTATCTGAAGGGTCAAAAAATATTCTTGATTGGGAGTTTTCAGAAGCGGCTTTACTCATCTGAACCCTTAACCTTAAAACATCCCCTACTTTTAAACTTTTTTTTGTTCCTGTTAATTTGAACAGGGCATATTTCCATTCTCCAATAGGCAACGCAACACCACTATTTCCTGTAGCTAGTGTATCCCCATCCACGATTGATAAAGTAACTGTAACGGTGGGAGTCCCCCCAGCCGCCCCCGAAGAATCCGCACAAGATAAGCCCACAAAAATATCCCCTTCTTCTATAATAAAAGGGTGTCCTATTGTTATGTCAAAATCTAAATCGATTGCAGAGGGATAATTTAGAGCAGAACCCGTGGAAGAAATAACAACCTCAGGAGTTAAAAATTCTGTTCCCTTAATATCGTCAGCGAGATAATAAATAGCGTATCCTTTCCCTGTCGATATATCTATTCCATTATAACTTGCTACTGCTCCCTCGCTAGATGTTAAAAAACTCTTCTTCTCCATTAAAGGCGCTGAGCCTTGAAAACCTCTGCTTTCTCTTGCCATTATTCCACCTCTCCTTTAATCACGAAAGTTCTAAACTTCTCGTCTCTTAGTAAATTAATGTTATCGACTAACTTTGAATAAAGAACATCTAGACCTGTTTGGGCGTCCATTCTTGAAAAGAAGCCCGTCCTATCGTTTTGTATTACAGATATAGCAGAATGACAAGCTACGGCGTCTTGCACTAAACCCGCTCCGACCATCCCTGAGACAGTAGGCCAATTTGTAACCCAATCATAACGAGATTGAACAGAAACAAACGCTTCGCCTTCTTCAATGAGTTGGTCATATTCATCACCTGTTAAAGTAGGGGCGTTCTCCCCTGCTTTTAGTTTCACTGCTCCAGAAGTTATTAACGTAGCCACGATATCCTTGTGTGTTCAATTTTTTTAATTAATCTTTCTATGAAATCACAAACTGCAAAGGCATCATCTGAGATTATAGATTTAGCCATCTCCTTCTCCTTCTCTTCTTGAGGGATGTCTTTATTATCCAAAATCTTCTCTTTTATAGATACAGTAGTATATTCCATATTAAAAGCTAGTAATCCATATATTTAATTGTTTCGTTTTCCATCCCCAAGCCGCTCTAATCAATCCCTCGCAAATGTGGGTGTCTTTTCCGTGAATTTTAAGGTGGGGCTTCCCCTGAACGTCCTTTGTATATTCATATTGGACACTCTTTAAGGAATTAAAAAGGTTGTAATCATTAAGAAGCTTAATCTTTTCTGTTTCCATTAAATATCTAAGATTGTTATATAAGTCTGTTTTTAGGATCCCCTTCTCTTTTCCGTCTGCGTCAATAACTCTCTTTGAATTGTTAAGTCCTTCTGTCTTCCTCTTTGTTGTGGTTTCGTCCATTAAGGCATCAAAAACCCCTACTCCAATCCCCTCGTCATCTATGTAAATCTTCTTAAAATCGTATTGCTTATTTAGGGCTATAATGTGACGAGTTGTCTCTGTTAAATAGGTCTTTGTTGTTATTTGATTTTCTACCTGAACCATTCTATCATTATCTAATTTTAAAATCTCGAAGGTGGTTTGGTCTTCGCCCATTCTCGCAATATCCACACCGAGGTAATAAACTCCTTTCTCAATCCCTTCTGTTCTTCTCTCTGTCTGACACTTCTTTATTAATTCATCAGGAAAGAACTGTTGTAAATCTTCCATAAACAAGCCAAGATATTCTTGTCCGAATTCAAGGCGGGACATCTCCTTCTCTTCTATCTCAAGAATTCGGACAGCGTCTTCTCTTTGTCTTTCTGTCCACCCTACACTTATTGGGCGATTCTTCATAACCTCTACGGTTGTCACATAGAAAACCTTAAACCTACTATCTTCTGCTTTTTGGTTGTGGCTCTCATCAAACTTCTGCCAAAAGTAGCCCTGCTTTCCAAAAGGTGTGGACGCCATCCATATCTCGCCCCCTGTTGTTAGAATAATTGGTTTAGCCGCCATCCAAAAGTGTTCAGGCATACGAGCCGCCTCATCAACTATAAGCACCCCCCCCTCAAAACCTCTAACTGAATCCCCTGTCGCCCCTACTGGTCTTGCTTCCATCTTAACCTTATTAAGCCAAAACTTCTTTAACTGGGGCTTATACTTCCCTCTTCCGACCAGCTTTGGGTAGGTATCCATTGCGTAATTTAAAGCCATTTGGATGATAAGCATTGCCTGATCTTCTGTCAGGGAGACAACTATGATAGATTTACGATATTTAACCATATAATCTACTGCCTTTCTTGCCATTATGTAGGTCTTCCCTACCCTTCTTCCTGTGCAAAGCAAGAAGTCCCCTTTATGTTCTAAGACATCCTTTTGCCAATCATCTAATAATATCATTTGAAATTGTCCTTAATCCATTTAAATGTCTCTGGGCGGTTTTCAAAGAGCCAAAAGTAGAACAAGGCCGCGCCATCACTATGGGGAGATAAGCCATAGGAATATCTTGTGTGATGTGTTGGACATAAAGAAATCCCATTATTAATGTCATATCTAAATTT